GGACTTTGTGAAAATATTTTGCAGCCCGTACGTGATCACTTCGGTAGAGTGAAGGTGACGTCAGGCTTCAGGTCTCCGGAATTGTGTGTTGCTATCGGCAGCTCAATTAACAGTCAGCATGCGAAAGCAGAAGCAGCGGATTTTGAATGTGTTGGTGTAGACAATGCTGAATTATTTGATTGGATTAAATCTAACCTTCAGCCAGATCAATTAATCCTAGAGTTCTACACTCCAGGTGAGCCTAACAGTGGATGGATCCACGCAAGTTGGATTAATGGAACACCAAGAGCATCTTATTTGTGGGCCTACAAGTCTGAAGGTAAAACAAAATACAAACCAGTTCTAACAAGGGCAAAAGACCTGGTGTGATTACAGAAATAGTTGATAATTTTTTATCTAAAGAAGAGATAAAATTTTTATTAAAGTATTATAAAGAAAGACAGCTAACGGTTTTTAGATACATGGGCAGTTATCCTCTTGAATTAAATAAAAAAGATGAAAAACTTTCATTTTTAATGAATAAATTAAATAACAAATCTAAACAAATGAAAGAATCTGAAATTGATTGGTTTCAAATAGTTAAATGGCCACCTTCAAATGGACAACGATTACATTTTGATTTACATAGCAGTAGGACTACTTTATCATCAATAGTATATTTAAATAACGATTTTGAAGGAGGAGAAACTTATTTTGAAGACGGTACAATTTTCAAACCTAAACCTGGAAGAGCCTTGTATTTTGATGGAAATTATCATAAACATGGAGTTAAACCTATAAATAAAGGAACAAGATATACAGTGGCAACTTGGTATTATAAAAAATGACAATAGATAAAAAAACAATAAAATTATTTAACAAAATAGATACAGTACATGGACACTGTGAAGAGTGTCAAGAAGAAGCAATCTTAGTTGCAATTGTTCAAGAGTATTACAGATGTACAAACTGTGGTCATGATACCAAACAACATATTAATGGACGAATAAGATACATGTCTTTATCAGAGTCAGATAGAAATTTTATAAAAGAACACTATAAAAATGGCTAAACAAAAATTTACGCATTTCGTACCAAGAGCGAAACCTAAAAAGAGACCAGGCATACATAAAAAAAGAAAGAATAAAGATGAAAAAAGAGATTTTAAAAAATATAACCGTCAAGGTCGATAATCTATTTAATAATTTAATTGCATATAAAAGTTTAAATTTATCAAAACTAAAAGTAACAGGTGATAATTTTAAAAAAACTTTTGAATCTAATGTAAAAACAACTTTAAATGGTAATACTTTATTTGACGAAAAATCAATTAATTATCTAAATATAGAATTAACAAACATATTAGGTTATCTTTTAAAACCGTATTGTATAAATTTTACATTTAGCATAACTAAAATTTGGATCAATAAATATGAAAAAAATGATTACCAAGGTGCTCACGTGCATGGTAGTAATTTTTCTTTTATAATTTATTACAGAGGAAACTCTAACACCATATTTAATTCACCTTCAAAAAATATACTACAATGTTTTGATAATCCTATATTTGACATACATTATGAACCTAATTTAAAACAAGGAGATATAATAATTTTTCCATCTTATTTGGAGCATTGGGTTAAACCTAATTCTGATACCGTTACTATTTCCGGAAATATAAAAATATTAAAATTAATAAATGAGAAAAAATGAGTGAAGACATGATAATAGATAAACTAATGGAAGAAACTGAAAAACTAGCGGTACAATGGAACAAGACTAAGGATCCAGGCATCAGGGATCAATGGTACAAAAAGGTCAAAGAAGCAGCAAAATATGTGCCTGAAGAACAAGAAGGTTATAGAATTAATTTTAAAAGAAGGGTTGACAAGTAATATAATTATCCTATATTGTATAACTTAACAAAGGAATATACTAATGACAGACATAAATAAATATAAATCAGTAGCTCTTTCACATAAAAGTTGTGATAAGTTAGATAAGATCAGGAGAGTAATTGTACCTGACGCAGAAGTATCTAGAGCAAAAGCTTTGGACATATTAATTAACGAGAAAGCGAGGAAATTAAATGGCAGACTTGGGTCTAAAGGCAATTAATTTAGAAGATCCGTTTAATCCACTGCGTAATCTTTGGAGAAATGTTTTGATAGTATCAATTGAAGATGCAATTAAAATAAAAAGACAGGTCGTAAAATATAAAGAACTTTACGAAAGAAGAAGATTTCATGAGTTAGATTATGTATCATTACCAAACAGAGACTTCGATGCTGTTTGTTCAATGGCAGAACTAGATGGATCTTTAGTTAGAAAGAAAGTTAACCAAGTATTAGAAAGGATAGAAAAAGATGACAACAATATGCCCAAGATGCCGTGGAAACGGTTATATCAAAGTAAAGGAATCTATCGAGAATCAGATGGAAACCATACACCAGTGTCCGCAATGTAATTCACAAGGAGAAATAATGATGGATCAAGCAAGAATAAAAACACTACAAGCAGAACAAAGAAAACTGACTGTTGAACACATAAAAAAACTTGAGACTGAAATAGCTAAATTAATGAAGCAGAAAGCAGAACTTCAAGATCAAGTTGATAAATACGTTGATAAGGAGGTTAATAATGGCAAAGTCTAAAAGACAAGTTGGTATTGATAGATGGAATACAAAAATTTTATACAATCACTATCTGTGGTGTAAAAAAGAAGGGAGAGATACAAGTTGGTATGATAAGAGGGGATAGTAAAGATTATGACTTATTGGAAAAATGGTCTAAGAACTTTGATTGTCAAGGTTATAAAACTTGTGAGATCGGTGTTCGAGAAGGACTGGGAAGCAAAATTATTATGGATGGTGTTCTTAATAACTATATTCATGTGGGTGTCGATCCTTACGCCAATCTAAAATATCAACACTATGATAATGGTCCTGCATATACTGCAGACTATACCGATGAGATGCGAGATACTTTGTTATATGATCTAATGCCTTATCGAAAGCAAGGTAAATTTACTTTATGTAATATGACTGATGAAGATTTCATGAATGTATCAAAACATAAAGATTCGAAGTTTGCCTTTGTACATTTTGATGGACCTCACACTACAAGAGCTGTTTTGACTGAAGCTATTTGGTTTGCAAATAGATCAGCACCACACACACGTTTTGTATTTGATGACCACAATACATATGCAATGAGCACCATTGCTTATGCATTAACTTTCTTTGGTTTTCAATGTCATGGAATGGGTGACACTAAATGTATGTTAGCCAAAGTACCACCACCCAAAATAACAGAGGAGAAATGAAAGCAAAACAAATAGTATACGAAGGCATACATTTTAGAAGTAAATTAGAAGCAAGATATTATATGTTTTTTAAGTCACTTGGTTTTGATGTCGAATATGAACCAGAGGTTCAAAATGTTTATGGATATCAACCAGACTTTGTAATTTACTCAGAAAGAGAGGAAGATGATTATTTAGGTAAGAACAAACATATCTATGTTGAAATAAAACCTATCAGGGATATTACAAAACTTTTTGATGATGAAAATTATGATGAGTTTATAGAAAAAATAAATAAATGTTGGAATAGAAAAGAAGACTTAATACTTTTTGGTGGTAATACTTTTTCTAAAAGAGGTCATTGGTGTGCCACAGCTCTTTGTTGGCAAGAAAATTTTGCTAAATTTGGCGGAAGTTCTTATGGAATTAATTATTGTTATCATAGAATTGATACAAATAAAATTAGCTTATCCTATCATTTTCACGAGATTTTAGGTCTTATAAAACAAGACGAAGCTTATCCAGTGTGGAGTGATTATTCTGGATATGAAAAAGAGACAACTAAATTTATTAATACAAAATGGAATGAAGCTTGGAGTATACTTCGTTGGAAAGGAAAAGAAGTAGCATGAAAAAAGTAGTAAATATAAATTTAATACCTGAACACGCATGGCACAAACAACCTGTCATATATATTCATTACTATAAAGGTGTGGTTCAATATGTTGGTCAAACAGTCAATATTTTTGATGGTAGGCCATTTAGAGCAAGTTATAATCAACCGGTTGATTATATTAGGTGGATTAAAGCTCCCAAAAATGGTAGGGCTAGATTAAAATGGGAAGCATATCTTGTTTGTAAGTTAAAACCAAAAAGACAAAATGTAAAATCATATCAATGGAAATCTAATGATAGCGGATATAAAAAAGATGAGTTAGAAAAAATTGAATGGGAAAAAGACCAAAAAAGAAAATTAACTAGAAAAATTTGTAAAAAGTTACGTTCAGCTTTGCATGATTATGATATATCTGAAAAAGGATATATACCTTTAGATAAATGGGAAATAGAAAGAAAAAGAATGAATGCATTTTATGATACTATAACAGCCACTGAAAACATAGTAAAAGCTGAAGAAAAAATAAATAAATGGCATGCGAATTGGTTATTTCGTTATGCAGTTAATCAAAGAAGAATTATAGAAAACAAATTATATGGACCTTTAAAAAATGAAATGGAATAAAAGATTTGAGTACCCGCCATCAGTTCGGTCTTTGATAGATAATCAAAGACACTACGATATATATGGTGATAAGTTACCGAGTGTTACGACTATATTATCTGCTACGCAATCAGCCGAGAAGAAGGCAAGTTTGGCGAGATGGAAGCAGAAAGTTGGCGACAATGAGGCAGATAGAATACGTGATGATGCAGCGGCTAGAGGTACGATTATGCACCGGATTATCGAGGGCTACGTTACAGGCGACGGGCATCAGGATTTAAGCGACATGGGTCAGGCAGCAGGCCTCATGGCCCAAACTGTGTTCAAGCAGGGTCTAAAGGGCTCTATGGACGAAATATGGGGGTCTGAGATCACTTTGTACTATCCAGGTTTATAC